GCGCCGGATGACCTCAAGAAACACGCGGCAGGTTATCCATATCGGAAAAAATGTCAGGCGGTCTTGTGCGCGGGTGCAGGCGCGTGCTTACACAACGGGTGAAAAAGATGGTACCCGGTTAGCGGGACTAGATAGCGCGGGTTTCCATGCCTTGCCGAGGTTTTCCAGACAAGGGTACGCGAGGGCCACCCGGGGTGTACCGGTACCTGTATGCAACCCCGACATATTTTTTTGTATTTTTTATTTTCTGTATGGATTAGTCAGCATGACCCGTCATACAGCCCCGGCATACTTTGTCAGCATGACCCCCAGTGTAGAACTGAGGGGATATATCCCGGCGGGTACTAGACCCAGTCTACATACGAATGTTTATTCTGTCAAGTATTTTCTTTTTCTGTTGACAATCAGTGTTATCTACCCTAATATTGTAACGTGGGCCGTTTCATACACGGTATATTCCCACAAATCTGTGCAATTACGCCTGTAACCACGGTGAATAAGGCTGATTGAGACGCCCACACCCTCTTTTTTACATAAAAAACAATGAATCTGCTTCCAAAACAATACAAAGAGCGGGTATTGACCCCTCAACAGACCCAGTTTCTTGAACTTTTGTTTGAAAATGGTGGAAATGTAACCCAAGCGGCTGTAGATGCGGGGTATTCCCGTGGTTCTGCCCAGTGGCTCAAGCAAACATTGGCAGATGAGATCATTGAACGTACAAAAAACATACTTTCAGTAAATGCAATAAAGGCAGCAAACCGTGTAGTCTCCACAATTGACAATCCCGCCCCCGAAAGAGGTGACGAATTACGGCTAAGAGCCGCTGAATCGTTGCTTAACCGCGTAGGAGTTGCAAAACAAGAGACACACAACCACAATGTAACGGCTGT